GTCTAAAGACGGGAAACCCAAAAGGGTTTGGCCTATTGGCCCTCGCGGAAGTTTATTTTGCGAGCTCTTTGGGGAGCGCGTCGCCTTGATGTGTTGCCGCCATTACAACCTCTTAAGAGGCTAATGGTGAGAGTGGTCCTTCGGGATCTCTTGCAGCCGCATCATGACGTGACTCACTTTAAGACTATGTTTAGTCCGGGTGAGTGTAGCATCTTCCTGCCTACAAGCAGGTCGATACTAGTGCGGAGGTAGCCGCTGGATGTATCCAGCCCTACCCCCTCAAAGAAACCCTCGAGCATTGCTCGAGACAGGTCTCTATTGCAATGATCTGTAGCTTCGCTCAGATCACTTGTCAATAACTCGGACGTTCTATAGAACTGTTCCAAGTTGGGGTCCTTTTTGCCACTATGTAGCAAGTCCTCGACCCATTCCCACGCAGGCTCGGCCCGGCTTAAGCCGGCCCGAGCCGAGGGAATTTCTTCCAATAGGGACACAAGAATGTGCCCTAAAGGTTGAAGTAGGATCGTAACCCACCATTCATTGGCGGTTACGATCCTAGCCTTGCCTCCAGGTTCTGAAGAAACTGAGGCTCGGACATGCGGGAAACCAACTACTTTGTAGTTGGAATCCAGTATTTCCCTCTTTTGTCCTGCTTCTGCAGCACATTGAAGGATTTGGAAGCCCAGGTTATTGTCATAACCTGCTCTTCTAAGACCTAAGAGTCCCCCTTCTAGGGGATCTCCGAAGTTTTTATCCTCGAGATTTTCATCTCGTGGATAACATAGTACCTTGCGCCAATTGGTGCCAGCTACTATTGGATAGGAGAGAATGTGTTCTCTCTCTATCCCAATGGAATTTGCCCAGTGGTCAAATTCTATTTGGACTTCAGCGGCTCTGCCGCCATCTGTCCTCGAGTAAGCAAACGAACTTGAGTTCGTTAGACTTACGTGTTCCGGATTTTCCAGGTCCATTTGGACCTGGGTCCGGTTAATTCTTCTCCCGATTCTTCGGGAGAGGAGTTTTACCATCCTAGTTCTGTTTTCAGAAATAGGTATGGCAGGGGTAATCAGGTTGATCCTGTGCTTACGCAAGGAATCCTGTACCATCTCCCTTACAGGAGGTGGCAATCCCCTCGTTGAGATAAAGTGTGCCACTCTAGTGGCCTCACCTTTACTCTTTAAACCTCTTCGGATGACTAAGTCTAGCCACCGGAGGTTTATTCCTAGGTATGTCCCTTCAGGGGAAAACCCAGGAAAATGGCATACCCCTGGGGGTGTGTCATTAGCACCAATCGCCTTTGCTTTAACAAAGACGATGAATGCTTTGTAATCTTTGAGCATCTCAGAATACCCAGAGGTTACTAACTTGCTAATAACCCATCTATAGATGGTTTTAACAAAATCTCCACCCCCTTCTATGAAGGATTCAGGTGAAGAGAGAAGTATGGCATCCTCTATTGAGAGCCATATTCTTTCAATTCTCTCCAGTTCTATGACTGGGAGTCTTGCAAGCCTTTTGCTTATGTCTAAAGACAATAAGCCTCGGCTAAGGAAGTACCCACTGAAGCCCTTTTTGGCATCGTGGGGAACCTCATCTAGGTGTCTCAGGCGGCGTCTGCCTTGCCTTGAGTTTGGAGCAAACACATTAATGTGCATGTCCAACACCGATGGTAGCTTGTCGTGGTGACTTAAGTCACCCTTGAACCAGCTATCCGGATCCGGGTATGGGGCTTCAGCCCCACCCTGGATCCCTCTTTCCGCAAGAGTTCCGTCGTCCA